TGTTGTAGCCCCTGTCAATGTATTATCGAAAACATTACCGTTTGCCATGTCAAGCGTAACTGCACCTGTAGCTGCTGCATTAGTAGAAACAACCTCAGAATAATCTTTAATTTTAGGCTGCTGCAGCTCGTTTCGGCCGTAAGCTACAGCACCTGTCATAGTTCCACCAGACAAATTCAATTTTAACGCAGCTACCGCATCCAATTCCGCTTGTGTGGCAATAGCGAAGGCTAGCTTCGCTTCGCTTATCGAAGCATCTGGAATGAGTCCTAATACCAACCCCGTGAGCTGCGCCTTTAGGTCTGCGATCTGCGCATGCACATTCGCCCCTGTAACTCCTGTAATTGGTGCTGAACCGATTTTATGCGCTCCGCTAGAACCAGCTGCTATAGCCTCTAACTCAGCTAATAGCGTGCTGTTGAGATAGATTTTAATCAGAGTAGCCGCTACGTCAAACCTGGCTTTGAATTCCGCTGCCGTTAATCCGCTTGTATCGTTGGGTAAGTCCGCTAAAGCTGCGACAATGGCTACATTATCCGTAAATTGAGTAAATCGCATGGTTCACCTCGCTTTCCCGCCATATCGAGCAGGTAAATTTATTGATAAAATCGTTAAATCCTCATTTAGTGCAGCATTTGTTAAAATAAGTTTGAAAAAGACAAATTTCTTCGCCTTGGCTGGAAAATAAAATGGCTGTGGATTATAACTGGTCAAGAAACTCCATGCCCCAAAATTGGCATGAGCAAATGTAGCCAGGTTATACCTTGCCGTTCCGATTGTCGTTATCGGGTCCTTGTCTGTTTGGAATTGAATCAATACGCTTGATCTCGCCTCAGGCTTCAAGGACACCCACATTTCGTTAATGAACTTTTGTAGGTACTCCGCTTTAAAATCATAAAAGTTCATCTCCCACGCAGAGCTTATTATTGTTCCATTGTCGCTCTGCTTAGTTGAATCAAATTTCATGATTTGTCCGTTAGGTGTGCCAAAATACAACACATTATCTGCTACTATAAAACACGTGACTTCATGCGCCAAAGAAAAACGGTACCATACATCCAATCGGTAGTTGTATATCCATACATTCTTTCCGACAGACAACCAATACTCACGTTTGGCTTCCCAATCGACGGAGATTGCTTGAGTGAGATCTACTGTGGCTAATGATGGTTCAACACGTTTTGACTTGTAATTCGCATTACGTTCGTCGCGGACATTTGTGGCCACCCATTCATGGACTCCATTTTGAATAGTGAACGGATTATTTTCTATCAGCTGCGCTTGGCCAAATGCAATGTTACCAATCGCATCATTCAATGGAAATGTGGGAAAGTCCGGGACTGTCACACCGTTGACTGTGATTGGGTCATAATAAGAATAGTGTGTTTCTCTTCCGTTGGTACAAATCAATTGGCGATCATACTGCCGAACAATGTCGGTAACAGCAAACTCAGCCGACCCAACTTCTCGATAATTGAGAGCTGGACAATATTCTGCAGACGGAACACCATCGGCCAGACCGGAATAGTAATAACGGTTTGTGCCATCTCCATAGAAGAACACCCTTGTATCATTTCGACCACCAAAGAGCATAGCAAAGAAATTGGCGGTAATCTCTGCACGGCTTCCAGTGCCTTTAGTCCAATAAGTCTGAATGTTATTAACTCCGGATGTGAAATTGGCGGGAACGACAGGAATAACTCGTCCTAATACTAAGTCAACTGTGTAATCCGTTGTCAGTGTTTTTAGAACACCATCGACATATACCTGGTCAATACTAGTTAAAGTTGTTTCGGCGCATTGATAGAAAGTGGCTGTTGCATTACCACTAAATTTCTGGCGTTTCTTTCCTGTGAGTAGATTAATTTGTTCATCCGCTACCCCTCCGCCGCCTGGAGGTGTAGCTGTGGCAATCAATGGAATGTAGCCAGCTACGGTTTCAAACGTGGTACCGTCAAAAGATTTGTAATCCACACCATTTAATATATATACTTTGGAACTGAACGAAAAAAAGAATGTTTTCGCGTCCGCGATTGCGCCGAGCAAAGTATTAACCCCTGCAACATGTTTATATACATTGCCATTATAGGCAAAGAGAAAATAGTATGTTCCAGCAAGCTTGCCATACCACATACCCCGAATGTTATGAGCGCCTAAACTAGCGAATAACTGAATGTACCCCTCGCGTTTCTTAGGTTTATATTTCTCAGTTAATCGAAAATTTGGCATTCTTGGACTTTCTCCAAGCAATAATTGGGTTTCGGATGCTGTATCTTCGTTTAGCCCTAGAAACTTTTCAATTGTGGTTGGTTTCGGATCTCTCGGAACTTTAATAGAGGCCATAAGATGATCCTCCGTACACATCCGTTATTTTTTCAAAAGATGCCGGTCCCTTCTTAGACGCTTCTGCTTTCAATTCTTCATATCGCCCATTAAAGTAACTTGCTTTACTGTCGTTTTCTCCTATTAGCAAGTGAGCTGCAAGCCCATAAGGAATTACCTTAACAGCCGTTACGTCATCCACTTGCATATCATTCGTTAAAGCCGTAATTGGGATTGGAACAGGACGGTATTGAATCCTTATGTTTCCTTTATAGTAATAATCAATATATAGATTCCTGCGGCCTTCCCATTTGTACTTTGCATCCCTAGTGTAGCTTGACGACTCCTCTTTGATGATTTCATCCACGCTTTTAAAATCAATTGGCATGGCTTTCTTCACCCAAGGGCGGTAAACAGGGACATCGGTATCTGCAGCAAACGGGATAGAAAATAAAGCTCTATTCACTGTACGATAGTAATATGAACCGGCAAACCTTAAACGGGATCGTGTGGCTCCGCTCGTTGGTGTGACAACTCCTTTGTATGCTGTAAATCCATCTGGTGTTAATGTGGTATTAATGGTTTTTAAAGTGTTCCAAGCTGTGGTGTAGTCCTCTACATAGACGACTCCGACTCGATCCGCTTCAAAATAGTAGGCCTTTGCACTCCCCTTGCATTCAATAGTGAACTCTGCGCCTTCAAACTCACGAATATCGTACTCAGTTCTATTCCCCAATAGATTTGCGATTGGACTGTTTGATATCTCGTAAGTGCTGAACATATCGCCTTGTTTGATTAGTTCAGCCTGTAGGAGAGTCAGAAGTTTAGGGGTCTTTGCGTTATAGGTTACGGTGTTCGGAATGCTTATTGTTCCATCATCCATAACTTCATCGATCAGCGCCATTGTGATATCAAATACTTGTTGTGCTGTTGTGGGCATGTTACACCTCCAAATAAAAGACACCCGAAGGTGTCCTTGTTAAACTATTGAACTTCGTTAGTTGAATTAATCTTCATAATAATTTATCATAGGTTAATAAATAAATTACAAAAAAGAGGTTCTTATGAGTGAAATTTCCAAAAAAATAAATGTTTCAAATTACGATCGCGATGAACTATTGATCATTCTTTCAGAACCTTACCCTTATCAGGCATACACTGCTAAATACGAAATCTCAATGTATTTAAGTGAACTTGATAAAAATAAAGATAACTATGGTATCAAATGTACGTTTTCAAAAAATGATGGAAGCATTTTAACAATTAAAACAGGTAATGCATTTCCAAAAGGACAGAAATCGATTGATGCCCTTATAGATAAGCTAGAGATTAATTTGTGCAATAATAGTACGTTTGTAAAAAGTGAAGTAGTTTTTAGTTACCTTAAAATCAATGGTGCATACTCAAGTAAAGGTTTTTTCCAAATCATACCACCACCAGAAAATGCACCCCAAACAAATCAATTTGGCCTTAACAAACCATTGATTATACAATTTCCGGTGTTTTCAAGTCCTAATATACTTATTCGTCAATTACGAAACAATAATAAATTTGAAGAAATATATTTGTTATTAACTGTGTTCCTAAATTTTAACCTGGAGCGTGTCGACACTTCTGCACGCAGTCATTGGGTAGCAATTTTCGACGAAAAAAATCCACAACCTAATATTAAATACTATCAAAGTTGTTATACTATTGATGGATTTAAACCAGAACAAGAAGAATATGATAACATCAACAACTACAACGATCTTGAGAAAAGGGACCACAATGATTACTATGGATTATCTGTCGATCCCGATTCTTTCTTTACTTTACCTTTAAATATTGATGAATTATTCGAAAAATATTATTCATTACCCTTAAATCTGCAAAGAAATTTTAAAAGATCAGCGTATTGGTATAACCATTCCAGAGATACCTACTCACTTTCAAAATCTGCTTCATATATCTCGTTAATAAATTCAATTGAAACTCTTTCTTCGAAACGATTATTTGAAAAAAAATGTAAAACTTGTGGTAAAACTCCTGATGATGGACCGACAAAACAATTTATCAATTTTATTGAACGATTTTCACCCAATATGGCAAATAAAGCTAGTGAATTATATAGATCGAGGTCAGAATTAACTCATGGGCAATCCTTATTTGAGAGCGACTCCAGTAGCTCAATGTTCTCATTCACTTCAAATAAGGCTAAAGAATGGCTAGATTACCGAGAAACTCGTATCGGAGTTCAAATTGCATTGATAAATTGGTTGCTTTCAAATTAAAAACGTCAATTCATTTGTTGAAGAAGCTAATCCACTAACTCCGCTGCATAACAACCGCCGTTAGTCGCTTGTAACTTTTCTACTTCCTTCTGCGCTTGGCTCTGCTCTTCGACTTCGAAAGTATCGCCAGTTAAGGAAAACTCCCCATTTACTTCCTTTAATACATTGTACTTGAACATGTTGGACCCCTCCTCATTATGCAGCTTGGTACCCTTGTGTATTGATGAAAGTATTCGTTCCTGTGGTTATAATTTGGACATTCATACCAGTCGCGGCTGTTCCCCTAAGTGGCGTATTGAAATGAATGACAGCCGGTATCGTCATGTTTGGAGGTGCGTACCCTCTCCAAATAACGGTAGCTCCATCTAATACTTGAATCTCAGAACCGACCGTAGCGTGTGAATTCTGATATTGAAGATCAGTTAGGTAGTTTCTTACACCTGCCGCTCCTGCTGCCTTAACATTGAATACAACTGTATCTGTTCTTAACCCTACGTTCTGCCAGTCTGTCTCTGGTAGACCATAAGGTTTAACTAATGTTTGCATGTCCGAGGTTTGCGTAGTCATTTGTGCATCACCAGCAACAAATGTTGTATCTACTGCTGTTCTTACCTTTCCTGCACTTATCTGCGCATTACCAGTGATTCCAACTGAATCTTGATTATTAGGAATTGGGGCGATCGTTGGTACAGAGCAAGCCCGAAGGTATCCATTTGCTGTTACTGTTCCTGATCCATAAGTGGATACTCTAACTCTAAAGTATCTTAAAGTGCAGTTGAGTACATAAGAACCAGCTTGTGTTTGTGTAGTTGCTGGTGGTGAGAAACCAGTACTGTTTGCGTTATATCCAGAAGCTGGAGTCCAGTTAGTGTTGTCATTACTTACTTCGAAAGTAAGTGTATTACCAGAACCTATAGAAGTAACTTGTACTCCTATGGCATCCCAACCTGCACAATCTTGGGAAAATATTATTGCTGCTGATGAGACACTCGCAGAAGGTATAGTAAAGTCGGGATAAACCGTCTTTAAGCTTCCTTGTGCGTCTACCTGAAACGCTTGAATCTTTGTGCCATCACTACCACCTACTAAATTTGCTTTTGTGGGTTGGGTGGTGTTTAATATTCCTTCAACATTACTCCCCGTTAGTTGAGAATATAGCGGTTGCATCTCGTCGTTACTAACTTTCATCGTGAAACCTCCTCAAAATAAAAATAGTAGGCAAGGTTTTATCCTTGCCTACTATGGTTGGTAGACTATTATTCTGTTGGTGGATCTTCTTTTGGTGCCTTATCTTTTTTTGGTTTTTCTTCGACAGGCTTTAACCCTGCATTTTTAAAAGCTGATGCTTGGGTCTCGTCCCTCGCAGTGATTTTATGTCCATTCTCGGCTACAAATTCCATATGGAACCTCCTTTAAAGTCTGACATTATGAAAAAAATACTAAAGGATTTTATGAATGAACAATGCTCTCGATTTGTTTGAAAGAACAAAGGCATCATAAATGATTCGACCTTCAACCAACCAACCATTAATACCTGGAGGGTTGTCATGTGTTTTATAATCTTCCATCTTATCAGCAGCAACCGTTGCAGCTGGGTGAACCATAATAAATGCTGTGTTAACAGGGAAATAAGATGAAGGGCAGACAATAATTTTTACATTGTCCACAGTGCCGACTTCCCCTGTTATCAGCATCTTTTGGCCTGTATCGCTTGCTTTGATGAAGGAATTATCCAACTTAAGGAATGAGTAAAAGGCAGGAGTTACAAAGGCTACGCGTCTTGCTAAAGGAACTTTGTAATCACTCATGTACTCACAAGCGGTGAGGAATTTAGCATAAGCATTTGCCGCTGTAATAGCTACAGTAGCCGTTCCTCCGGCTGCGATGGCGGCAGCGGACATGGCTGCTAAGCGATACACGTCAACCTCAGGAACAACAACTTCATCAATCTGGCGAGCAAGAGCTTTGCCGGCGTTTTTCACCATCATTTGCTCATCGTTGTTTCCTTTGTCGATTGTGAACGTGAACGAGCGGTCTTTTGTCAGGGTCATATCTTGCTTAGTGTCTTGTAGCTCTGCTGGTACGCCGTAACGTGTAGTTCCTGTTCGCGCGTAATCACCCATTGCAACGGTTGAAATGCCGTAAGCACTGACTGTTTTAACACCGGTCCACTCATACTCACGGTTAATACCTGCTTCAGTGAGAGATTTCAGCTTGAATCTCTCGTCTACCTTTTTTGAATACTTAGTCGCTAAATTAACTGCCATGTTTTATATTTCTCCTTCTTGTTAGATAGAGTCGAACCCTTCCATAAAAGCATCGGATACAGCGGTTTCTACACTACCATGTTCAGATACACCCTTAATGGGTGCTCGGTCTTGATTGGCTTTGTTTTGTTCCAATACTTTGATTTTGTTGAGTAATTCGGTTTTTTCCTGCTCCATGTAGGCGCGAATCAACGGTGTGCCATCCTTTACCTTGAGCCATGTTTCAGGTTTTATGCTGGAGCCGTCAACACCGGGGAAGGCTTCAACAAATTCTTCCATCTGTTTATCATCATTTGTTTTCACTTCATCCTGCTGTTGTTGATTCTGCTGTGCTCTTTCAGTTTTACGGCTTTTAATTAGTTCCCTGGCGTATTCTTCAGGAACATTTTGTTTGGTCAACTCAATAATCTCTGCTTCGTCCTCATTTGCTTTCCATGACTCGATGAATTGTTCAGGGGTCATGTTAAACTTCTTCGCCTGTTCATTGATGAATGATAGAGTGGGGTTACTCTTCAGTTCATTGAGCTGCTCTTGAAGTTTGTCGTAGTTCTTGCCTTTTTGAGCAAGTGTAATGGCCTCATCAAGTGTGATCTCTTGTTCTTCGTGGTTGTATTTGATTTTCACTTTTACTGGCTCATTTACGACTTCTGTACCAGGTGTAACAGTTGGTTTGGTATCCTCTACTGTTGTAACCTCTTCTTTCGTTTCTTGCTCAGCCTGTGGTGCGGCTGTTTCTTCTGCAGCTGTTTCTACAAAATCATCAGGCAAAATCATGTCTTCATCTAGCATTTTAAATCCTCCTTCGCTATGGTTGGCGAATTATTTGGCATAACAAAGGGCACCCCACGACTGGAAGTGCCCTAACTGGCTAACGGTTGATTAGCTTGCTGCATCATTTCTCTGACTTGTTCTTCCATTTGTGCATCCGGCAAGCTCTGAAGCTTTTGTTTTATATCATCCGGCAAAGTTTGAAAGAACTGCATCATTTGTTCATATTCCGCTTGACTGTTCTGCTGCTGTAGCGCAGCATCCTCCTCCTCTTTAATTTTTTCTTTTATCTTGTTGATTAACTCTTGGCGCTGAGGTATATAGCCATCTGGAAGCCTTTCGAGATAATCAACGAATTCAATCAATTGTTTATCAAGAAGATTGTCTAATGTCTGCAGAGAAGCAATTTCACTCCAATAGGAAGCTTCACCCACATCGACCTTCGTTTTCAACCATAGATCCTTGAGTTGCGTAAAGTCGTATTGCTCAACGACCTCTTTGCCATCCCTAGATATAACGATAGGGCGCGTACCGTAGTAGGTTCCCATCATGTCTAAGAGGATCTTTCCTTGTTCTTCATTCCATTCGTATTCATTGGCTCGAATGTTTTCCAAAGGAATAACCGTGGATTTTGATACCGCTATAATGGCACTGGTGTTTGTAGGTGTGACGTTACCCAGAGCGGCATCCGAAACACCCAAGCATTCCTTTGTCATCGACATAGCCATTTGAATGACTCCTGTAATCTCCGTGCTCATGTTGCCTGATTCCAAGTAACCCGCCAAATTTTTAATGTTTGTGTTGGTGTCCGCGCCTTTTACACCTATGGAAACGCCGATTTCATTCGACATGCCACTGATATAATCAGCATTGTATATCCCTTTTGGAAAGGCTGTCATCATGAGGTTATACATCACCATAGCAAACATTTTGTTAATGAATATCTGGTTAGGAATGATCCCCGTGCAAGCAGCTCGTCCGTGATATTGGTTCTCTTGCTTTTCCCAAGCTAACCATGCTATTGGGTAATAACTTAATTCGGTATCAACATCCTTGTAGATATAGGCGTTCTTGACAGATTTACTGGCCTTGATCCTGCCTGTCTTCTTGTCTCGCTCATACTTGATAACATATAAGGCTTTGCCGTAATCATCTGCCTCGACTTCGATCTGGCCGCCTTCGCCTGTCTCATCAGTAAAATCGTTATCTGCTACGATCTCGCCATTTTCATTGCTAACTTTGTTCTTTTTGTTATATCGCTCGGCTTCTTCCTTAAGGTTGTCAACCATATCACGTCCAGAGACAAGAATATAAGGTTGAATGTCAACGATGTGGTTATTTGCATTGCCAAAGAATATATTCGAACCACTGACCAACTCGAAACAAATTTCACCTTCGATTCCTTCTCCGATTTTACCTAAGTAAGGCTTCTTGGACGGGTCCCAATAGTAATGGGCAGCAACGTCGCCTTTAATCGCAGCTTGAAATAACGCATCCCTTCGTCTGTTGGGCATGTTGAATTTCTCAAAGAGGTTTTTCACTTCTGCATTTGCTATCTCAGCTCCCGTTGTGCCTGTTGTGTTATCTTTATTACCAGCAAGGGCCAAAGGTTCAAAATTAATGGCGACATTGGATGCAGTAATAGAAGCGACTTGGAACGAGATAACACGCTTAATAATGTTAAAAACAGGTTTCATGAGTCCGCCAGTATCGCCGCTGTTGTGCCACTGATCATCAGCGAAAAATCTAATGTTCATATTGACTGTTTCGTAATAGTTAGGCTTTAGTCGGTTGTTGTAGTTCTTCCCTGATTGGTAAAGGCTCCAATCCTTTACGATATTATCGCTCAATTTTGGGTCCCCCTCGCCTTCTCCATGCTGTAGCTCATCATCTCATCAAATCCTTTCTTCATTTGTTCCGCTTTCCTTCGTTCCTCCTCTGAAGGCGGACTCACTGTTTGATGAGCTGGTTTGTTATACCTGGTACCTGCATAAAACGATGCACCCATTAACACAAATAAGACTAAGCCAGAGGCTAGCCCGATTAAATATTCCATTGTTAACCTCCTCTAAAGAAGCTTTTGTCTATTGACCCGCCCGTTACCGATTTGACCATCTTGTTGTATTTATCCTGTGGTGTTGGCTCGTCCTCATCATATGGCTTAGGCGTAACACTTGGTAATAAGCGCATTATGGTGAAGTAACGCAAAGCGTCCGGGGCATGTGTGAGCTCATGCGGTTCCGTTCTGCAATCGTTCGGATCTACTTCATCATGTTGGATTTGTGGAAGTGTCCGAATGAGATTGACACAATTCTTGAATATTTTAAGTCTTGCTGTAATCTTGGTTTCGCCTGTTTGTTCATCCTTTATTTCAAAAGGAGCTAACCATTCTTTCATGCTCAACCATCCGTCAACACGATCGTTGTTTGATCTAGTTAGCATGATGCCATTTTCTCGGAATATATCAGCTGCAGCTTTACCCGTTTCTGTATTACGCTTCCATAGATCGGGTGGGGCGTATGTGAGTTTAATTGTCTCGTTGGTCATAGCTTTGATCTTCTTACAAGCTGCGCTGATAATTACATTAGGTTCATATATTTCCTTGTAGATATAGGCAAAACCTTGGGTATCGATAGCCCCCCAGTAATGAGCTAACATATCCAGACCATAATCCAAGAATCTGAACCGCTGCCAGTGGGCTGGTAGAACAAACGGATCAATAACATGAATGTCTGTTCTAAATTCTTCGAAGAATGTTCCGCCTGGTATGCCGTAATCCCCTAGACCAACGACTTTATAGCGTTCGGGATTGGTTGTGGCTAGCGCTTCGATCTTGGATCTATCTTGATCATCCAGCCATTCATTGCATTTGTAGGTTGTGGTAAGTGTGAATGCGTTCGGATCTGTGTTATCCCAGAATCGTTCCTTTGTCCAATGAGAATTTACCCAAGGGTTGTATGTTAGCGTGAGTTGCTTCCACAATCCTTCTGGCATTTCTCCGCGTATGCTCTCATCTACGGTGTCGAAGTCCGATTCTTTTTCAATTTCATAGACTTCCTCCCACCATACCCAACACAAAACACCTGTATCCACAGTCATGGATGTTAGTTTTAAAGGATCGTCCAGACCTCGGAATAATATTTTCTGTCCAGTGGCTAAATAAGTCGCTTCCAAAGGGGAAACAGTAAATTTCCATTTATCAAAAACACCCAGTTTTTTTGCTGCCCATTTCAATTGTGCAAATGTACTGTCTTTATGGGTGCTAAAGGTTTTTCTGATTACAACCGCATTTGCTTGCTTATATTTCATGATGTTATAGATGTACCAGAACCCGGTTGTTGCCGACTTCTTAGATCCTCGACCACCTTTAAGCACGCGATAACGCTTCTTAGAGTGCCAGAATGAAGCATATCCCTTACCAATTACATCCGGAAGGTTTATCTCAACTTCGTTAGTCTTCAAGGTTGTTGTCCCCCTTAAAGATAACTGTGACCTCAGAGCTCTTGCCCTTCTCAATATTGGCTATTTCAACCTTTGTCTTGTCTATGTTGAGTTGCATTGCTTGAAGCTTTAAAAGCCTCTCGTCATTTTCAGGCGCCGCCGCTTGGAATGATCTAACCGCTGCCCTAAACTCACGGGATGCTGTGGCCAGAGATTTCATAGTGCTGTTTTCTTTATCCCAAGCGTGCTGATATTCCCATTCTTCTTCAATATAGGTTTCGAAGGTTTCTATTCTTTGGTTTTCTCCCTTACCTACCTTTTCGCTATCCATTTGTCGTTTATTTTTTTTAAGCACCTTTGTTTCATCCAGCTTATCTTTAACAAAAGTAATTTTCAACGAGTAGATAATCTTTGTGTGCCAGATAACCACCATATCCCATAGCATATCAATAGGGTCTTTGTCCTCAAACTCTTCTGCCATATCGATCAACTCTTCTGGCATAAACCTACGAAATAGGCCATGCGTAACCGCAAAGCCATTCTCAGGAGGTGCGCCAGTTCCGCCGCTATTACCAACAGCGTTCTTATTTCCTTTAGGAGCTCCCTTTGGTTTCTTGATTGGTTCAGCATCCCAGTTATATTCATGCTTCCATTTGCGAATCATTCCCGGACTAATACCCAGCTCGTCCGCTATATCGACTAACTTCTTTTTCTTACCACTTTTGATCCATATCTTTAGAGCTTTATCCCTTAAAGGGCTCGCTGATCTTGACAAGCATTTCACCTCACCCCCAAATATATAATTTTTGTCATATTTAATGTATTATCCCCGCAAAGGTTAAATTGATTTCCGTTGCCATCGGTCAGTGCGGGGTAGCGTATCCATGTTTATAGAGTCGCCCCCACTTTACCGCTCTCTATCAGCCATAACAGCTTTCCACCCTTTTTATTAATTCCTTGCAATACTTGCATTAGCCCAAAAGCTCGCTGTTTCCAGCTCAGTCATTGCAACGGATCGTTCGCGACTTGCCGGACACAATTCATCAATAAGATAAGCAAGATCCTTAAAAGCTTCTCGAACCCTATTATATTTCTCAGGTTGTCCCTCTTTTGGAGGATGGTAACTAAAGTTATTCTCAATTAGTTGGATTGTGCTTCTTGCAGCAGCCCTGTTTGCATCCACCACCGCTTTAAATAAATAATCCTTTGTTCGTTGATTCAAAGGTAGCTGATTGTAAGGAACCAGACATGGGTGCTCTTTCTTATCGGGATCTTTAACCGGTCCGTAAACCCATCCATCGGCAATTTTATCCTTTGACCAATTTTCATGTGTTTGCTCCGGTGTCGCATCTCCGGATAAACAAAATTCAACGCCTTTAATTGCACTGTCCCTCTGCCATTGTTCAGCGTCTTCCCAGCTTGCTTGCGAGTTATCGCCGATACTAATACAATAAGCTCTGTTTACTTCATGACACAATTTAGCAATTACATTTGAACTCAAAATAACCATTCCTCTCTTATTTGTAATTGCTTATCAGATATAAATTAATCGCGGCAGGCTATATTGCTTTGCATAATACTTCCGTGTTGCTCTGTCGAGAATAACTCCAAAATCCTTCATTATTGCTTTAGATACAGCTGATAAGCCAATTGACCCGGGAATGTACTTGCCGGTTCGTTTTGACGTTGTTGCTACAATTCTCCTGACCATCCGATCCAATATTGCTGGCTGCTTACCCATCCCAGCTGTTGCTGTAGCATGAATAGCAACTCGCTTCCGCGACTTAGGTTTGATATATATCCTCCATATCACGACATATAGAACCAGGAGTAAAACAGCGAATAAGTAATGACCTAGGCTTAGTGTTAGCATTGTTATCAACCTCTCATATTGGATTTATGTCAAAGAAAAAGCCACTACTCATTTGTAGGGGCTAGATCGATTATATTTATTCACGCCTTAACTTCTTTCACTTCCTCAAACAGTTTCACACTTGGCATCTGTTCATTTACCATCTTAATCAGCCAATTTCCTATCTCACTAGTATCCACTCTTCCTATGTACCATGCTGCGCTGTATCCATTCATTTCATCACCTAACTTTATTGTCCAGCCTGCGTCCCATTCGCTGTATATCAGGCAATTAATTTCGTGCTTGTATAGTTCAGCAAGGACTTGTTCAAGTGTCATTTTCTTCACACTCCGAAATGTATTTGAGTTAGTTAGTACGCTTGTTTCCCGTGTGCAACAAACGTTACTAATGAAAACCAACTAATTTTTCGAGGCTAATTTTTATTATCTGTGCAGATTATCCTAAATAATGTTAATTGAATTCCTTTCAGTATATATTGACGGTAATTCGTAAAATGTCCTTGAAAAGCGTCATTATCAATAATTCTGCACTTGCCTATTTTTGAATGCATTATGAGCCTAACGAAGGGAATTACTACAGATTACTACCCAATCTAGCCTCGTCTAAGGTATCCTGTTTGATCCCTAAATAGCGCTTTGTGATCGATTCTTCGCTATGATTGTACAGGTCCATTAGTAACGCTATGTTCTTCGTGCGGGCGTAATAATGATAACCGAATGTCTTTCTTAATGAATGTGTGCCTATTTCGTAAACGCCATGCTTATGAGCAACCTTGCTGATCATTTTATAGGCCATGCTGCTGTCTATTGGCTGTTGCTTTAACCCTGATTTTTTCTTTTTATTTCGACTTGGAAAGAGGTAATCATTATCCAACAGGTTTTTAATGTAAGGATCAAGTGCTTTTCGAAGAGAGTCATTTATTATGATGTGTTGTGCTTTGCCGGTCTTCTGCTCAATAAGATCGATGTACTCGCCTCTTGTCATCCCGGCTTTGATGGGGAGGATATCTGATATTCGTAATCCAGTGTTAATGCCTAGCATAAATAATACATAGTCGCGTTGGCTTGTTTGCTTTAAATATCGTTTTATAGCATCTAGTTTATGTAAGTCTCGTATGGGTTGGACGAATTTCAATGTGATTGCCTCCTTCCTGTTTTTTTACACATTTAGGCATACTGCAATATTGCTTGGTGTCTTGCCATCTGCCCCATATACAAGTTCTGCAGGGTATAGGCTGAATGATTGGTTCTTTTTTATTTTCCATGCCTACCTCCGAGCAAAACGAAAGAGCCGCCCGTTTTGGACGACTCTTGCTATTTGGGATATTTCCACAAACACAATATAGCATGTTTTATCAAGCCTGTGTTTGCATTCTTTTTGCACTATTTATTTTTACACTTACTTTTGATATGTAACTGTAAGTAAACTTTGTCTCACTGGCAATCTCTGTTAGGGTTTTCCCTTCAATATCACGCATAAAAGCAACGGTATATTCGATACCTTTAAGGTTTTTTATACCAGCTTCTATTTTTGAAGCAAGCTCTTTTTTTAGATCGATTTCTTCTTCGATAGCTTTCATGCGTTCTATGATATTATCATATTTTGACACTGATTTATCCAATGGCATAGAGTGTCCCCACACTTCAGCCTTATTACGTTGAAGCTGCCTTATTAAATCTTCATGCAGCCAATCTAATAACACTATTTCCTCCAACAAATCTTTATAAGATTCGACAATTACCATTCCCTACACCCCTCACAGATGATATAATACAGGAAATGATATATGTAAACCCTCGGCACGCTATCCCCATAGATCCGAGGGTTTTTGCTGTATTCTTTGATATTATGTGATATACTAATTTTTGGAATTATTATGTTTTATGCAAAGCCCCCGCCAGCTTTAGCCAAAGGCAACCGGGGGCTTTGTTATGTCTGCTTAAATCAATCCTTGACTATATTCATTACCGGCTGCAACGTTCGGACATCAACTATATCCATTCCTAGCTCTAACGCTAGATTGACTTCTATTCTTGCCCCTTTTGACTTCTGCCAACCTGGTAATACAGCCACTTTATGTGCGAACATCATTTCTCTTATATCTCTTCGCATGCAGGATTCCCAATCTTTGATGGGTTGTTCAATCTCAGCAGGGCTGATTACTTCATATCCCTTTGATCTTAGATTAGAAGCAGCTGAATGGAATGCCGGGAAGTTTAATTCTTCATATCCTGTCATGGGTCCTGAGATGTAAACTATCATTTACCTTTCTCCTTCCTGTAAGCCTAGTTTGTATGCATGGTGCAGATCGTTCGTTAATTGGTGCGAGTCGGTTAGATCAACTTTATTACCGAAACAAGATAGTTCAATTTGGTAAGCTTCAAACGTTTTAATTAGTGCATTTCGCAATGCTTCTGTCTCGCGTTGTTCCCGGCCTATTTGCTCACCTAACTCTGTCCAGTGTTTGTCCATTCGTTTTTCTTCTTTTTTTATCAGTGATTTTATAACAGCTTTCGGAGCGAAAGATAATTTGCAAAACTCGTAAATATCACGATTTAATTGACATCCCGCATCACTTTCACCCCAATAGTCAGTACTGGACCAGAATGCAGGGCAGCTACCACACCGGCCATATCCGACTTGCTTTATTTTATCGACAACACTATTTATCATTGATCTAATCTCCTATTCTGTACTATGATCCGACACTATTAAAATGTTTCATTTTCAGTTTCGTCCGTTGTAATGGTTGCCATTCCGTCCCACTGTTCACGAATTTCGATTGCTTTTGCAATAACAGCAGTTTTTTGTTTTTCAGTTAAAACAATGCTCATTGCTTCTCCATAATGTCTTTCAGCTGCTGCATATGCTCTGGTGTGCAGAACATTCATCGCTTCCCAAAACTTCTCATGTGATAGGGATTTAATTTTTTGGAAAAACCGACGTTTATTATCTCGGTTCATGTTGATCCATCCTCAATTCCGGACTACATCCGCCATATCTATGAATATCTTGATCCCCAGGCGGAATCATCTTACTACAAGCAATACAAAATTTCCCTTCCTGTACAATTTGAAGAATTGGAGAATAAACATAGATAATGTCGCCTGGAGCAAAATCAAATCCTAAATCGCTACCGTGAACATCCGGATCATATCCTTCTTTTATTAATAATCCATGTTTTACACCGAGATCCTGAATTTCTGCACCATCGTATTGTCCACCTTCCCATGCAGCATATATGATTTGCTTAGCGAATGCGGAAAGTGCTGTTTTCTCATTCTGTAAGGATTCTAGTTGCTTCTCAGCTGCAATAGCTCTATCTATAGCATGTGAAGCAATTGTTACTGATTCATGAATAAAATGAACATGCCCCCAACTACCAGGGATAGCTAAATCAACTTTCTTTTTATCTTCTAATAGGTTCCGGTTTTCTATAATCATTGATCTATCCTCCTATTCATTATTAAACCGTCACTGGTTCTTGGGTGGCAGCTATTCTTAATTGTTCCGACGCCATCTTTAAGCCTATTAGATATGATTGCAGTCTCATTGGCATTTCATCTCCGGAAGAGTACGTCCATTCCCAGTGATCAATATCCAAATCGCTAATCCAATCGTGACTATTAATGATGTGCGCCCATTCACTTCTTGAAGAACAACCTCTCGCCTGTTCAAATAAATCTTTCATTTCATCATGATCATAATTGGTTCCGTATTTCTTCAAGTCATTAACCCATTCGCGCAATCTACTCACCGCAACATCTGAGTTAAAGGATCTGCGATCTTCATGGTATGCCCGGAGCTTTTCTTCAAAATATCCCAAATCATAATCACTAAAGGTGTGAACCTCTGCCAATTCAGTAAAGCAGAACAGCGCTTCTCCTAAATCACCTGTTACATACATTCTCGATCCGTCGAAAACATACCTGATATAATAACAACGGGTGCCTTCTCTCTTCCAAGTAAGAACCTTGAAATCACCATTTTCTGTATATGTTGCTTCATGCTCCGAGAACCATTCATTTCGAATGATTGATTCAGCATTAGTTGATGTCCTCATATTGAATACCTCCGATTATTTATTCCATTTCAATTCCTAGATGTCCTAGAGCAATTTCAATATGCTCTGCTGCTAGGCCGACATTTGCTATGTCCTCTGGATCTCGATTATTGGTTGTTAGATAGAGCATAGCGACTCTGGCTTTCTCTTTTGCTCTATTAAGTGATGCGATCAAGTCTTGCTTACGTTGCAGATCGTGTTTGTTGGCCATATTACACAACCATTCCCTTTAGCCTGTCGCACAGTATGGGAATGTCCGATTTGAACTTTGCTTTCTCATCTTGATTTTTCACTTCTTCAACTGCAGCAAGCAGTGCTTTGAAGTTATCTACCAATGCAGCAAGTGAAACTTTTACTTTAATGGTTTCGGTGTTGTTGTTCTTGGCCAACTGCTCCTGCATTGCTGCAACCTGTTGTGCAGCTTCTTCTTCCTTCTGTTTAAGCTGAGCTGCATGATCCTCTTGCGCTTTACGGAGTGTTTCTAATTCTTGTTTAGTGGCTTCCGGAATAACTTCTATAGTCGTTGTTGCTGGAATATCAATCGGTTTCTCTTTTAGCTGCTTTTCCAATTCCTTGATTTTCTTGACCGAAGCAGCATGATCTTCATTTGCTTTATCCAATGATGCCTTTAGCTTTTTTGCCGTTGAGTTCTCTCCAGCTGCTTGAGCTGTTTTAAGTTCTTCATTCAGCTTATTAACCAATCCCTCTTGTTCCGCCAACTTGAATGTTAGCTCGTCATGATCAGATTGACCGGTTTCAATTTGTTCTTGAACTTCCTCTAATCGTTTCTTAAGTTCCTTATTATCTTTGATTGCTTGGGCCAATTCTCTGGATGTCATTTCCTCAATATTGTTCTCTTTTGCAAAGTCTTCTCTTTCCTCTGAGGGCACGCCCAGCAAGGCAACTGCCTGTGAATAACTCAAATTCGCAAACGTTTGGGAATTTGAATTATCTCCAAAAATAACAAGTTGATTTGATCCAAATTCTTCAAATATATTCATAAAATTTGTAGCTGTGGATTGTGAATAATTCACATTTTCTTTTAACCATTCCGCCCATTTCCCGTGATTAACCATTTCCTTAGCTTCTTTAAGCTTTCTACCAATCTCAATAGAATTGTTTAGTACCATCTTACGGGTTTGGTCTGTAATACTATTAATTTCAAATGCAATTACTTGAGGCGTTCTTTTAATTATTGCTGTCATATTGCTACCTCCACTCGATTATTGTTCTTGATCCTCACTTTAGCTCGTTTCTTAGGCTTTAATTTTTTCTCTTGAAATGTATCAACAAAGGATTTGACCTGTGATGTCATTCCGCAATTCTCTTTTCCTCGGCATTGAACGATTTTATACAAGAAACCCTGACTGATCTTTTCAATTTTCAACTCTAACGTAAAGAAAGGTTTTTCGGGTTTGGCCTTTTGACGAATAAAAAATATGGTTGTTTCTCCTTCAGCATGCCTTTTTGCATAACTGCCGACACAGTGCTTCAGTTCTTTCCCTTCTGCGATGAGCTCTTCACCCGTCGATGCAGGCCTAATAAATAACTCATTGTGCTCAAAACAGAACTCTTTCAATATTTTTTCCCTTTCTTTGATTTGTGCCGCAACCTTTTCGTCTCTGATGTGCTTGATTCTTTGGGATGTTTCTTGATGCGCGGCATGCAGATCACGGGGTAAAAGTATAGATTCTTTTGTTATATCGATTCCCAGTTCATTGCACTCCTTGATGTAATCTCTCCAATCTCTAAATATTGTCATGCCCGAGGTGTAGGTTCTTCTTTTTTTCTCATTATCACGTTGTAATTGTTTTGCGAAATATTTTTTCATTTCTGGAATGGTTAGGTGTTGCGTCAATTTTTGAACATCATCTAGATTGTGTTTTTCGATCAAATCCGAAAGTGTCGCTGCATCCTGCCAAGATAATTTTGAACCGTCTTTTTGTGATATTTGGAAGCTTCGAAGCGCTCTTGCTCCAATGGGAGCAGCTTTTCGCATCTCTTTAATCTGTGACATAGATAGACGCAATATCTTCTGTGGTGTTTGTCCATTCCAATTTATCGCGCCATATGTAGCTTGTCCGGTGAGTTTGGAAACCACAATACAGCCAAATCCGATTTTTGTAATGAATTCAATGCTTTTGTAGCGACAAGCAAGATTAATTACATCAAGATAATCCGAATGATCGTATTGTTCCCATGTGCAGTATTGCAGGAAAGTTCCGTGAACTGCTTCCTTCAAGCTTTGCTTGTTGTGATAGCAAGCTTTGTTTTTCATAGAGTGCTTGGCTTCTGAGTATACGTTTCTTCGTTCAATGAACCTTTTATAATTTCCGTAATATTCCCTACTCATCATCGATCCTCCACCAGGCTGGAAGAGATATAGGGCTGTTACCTTAAATTCAGTGTGGGTTTCCCTGAAATTTTTAGTATAATCTCTTATGGCATAAAAACCGCGAGCAATAATAACATTGGAATCGGAGGTAGACTTTTCGTACCAAAGGGTATAAGTTTCATCTGATAAAGTGCTTCTACCTCTTCCACTCGATCTCACATGACATGAAGAGTTGCAATGTGGACATTCAGCTATTTTCCCATGTTTTAAGGTTTGTTCCGTTGGATGCTCCTGTCTACAATGTGTGCAATATCCCCATTGTTTCTTGCCTTCTCTGTGCGTGAAAATATAACGGCTCCAATCCATGACCTTGTTAGTTATATAGTTTTGAATTTCCTCGCTGATATCTAAGGGGAAGTTTTTAAAATAATCCTTCTCATCGTTTGGAACTTCGTAATCATATATTTCCATGAAATATACCTCCTAAAATAAATCATCTAGTTTGATATCATCCACTTTTGAAGCAACTGCAGAAGCTTGTCCATCAATGCCGAAATAATTCAAAACAATTGCGTAAGCTTCTGGATCGGTCAACATCGCCCGACCATTCTTTTGCTTTGCTTTAGCAGCTGTGGCCATAGCGTCAATGCTCTTTGCAATGGTTTTATCTGCAGCAAGGATCTTATCAGCATCTTGATGGTTTTTTCCGAGGTGGAGGATCAGATATTCACCTATAACTTTGGTATAAGCATCGTTATTGCTGGCAGTTATTTCAGCTTGAAGTTTTTGTATCGCGTTTGTTGGCATTTCTAGCTACATCCTTTCTATATCTTGGTTAGCTTGATTTCTGCATCCGTGTAGATGCGGTACAATACTGGCACTCGTGATAATGATAGAATCCTAATTCGATAGTAACGCCTGATATATATAGCGTTTGGCTACCGGAGGGAATGATAGATCTACATACTCCACAGATGTGTGCTGCGCGAGTGCATTTAGTTTGGCGTATTCTTTGGAATTCAACGTGAATGTAGTTAGGAAGGGGACACTCCAGATTAAAGGTAAGGTGATCGTTTATCATCCTTACACCTTAAAACTCCATGATTTCATGGGGTTCTAATGATTTTCGTTCGATATTCCCACTTAGATAAAACTCTGTGCGGTCATATAGTGGGACGTAGCAATATTTACCTATTGGTGATCTTGCATAGCGATATGCACTCGGTTTTTCTTTACCCTTACTCAAAATTGGGCATTTCAGCTTTTGACATCTTGTTTTGGAAAGAAGTACAGCGAATGAAAAGGCTTTGCTGGACCATCCGCCTATATCATCCTTTACAGAATAGTAAGGCAATCCTGTTGCAAGCACTTCTTCTTTGGACAGCCATCCATATTTATTGGGCATTGTTACCGTCCCCTCTCGAATTAACAACTTTCCAAGCTCTTGAAGTGCTTTTCCAGTTTCACATTTTTTATTGCAATAGGGATCGAAACTGGCATAAAGCCTGGTCTTCTTTTGGTTGAACTGCTTTTTCAAATTACAGGAATTGCATTTTTGGTCTAGCAGCTGATTGATCTTTATGAGAGGAATTTTGGATTGTAGCGCCATGATTACACATCCTCTTGTTGGATTAATTCAAACCATTTTCTAAAATGGGCCGCATAAGGCATTAGGTATTGCTTCATTTCCTCGTAGAGCTCTTTGCTCTCCCAGTTTCCAAAGTCATAAAGTGGAGTAAGTTTATATCCATAGTTCATATCCCATCGGATTATTGTTCCTATGCTGCGCAGTGAATGCAGAGCGCTTAAAGCGCACAGATCCATTCCGGTATGAATATGTCTTGGGATTCTTCTGAGCCATTTTGACCAAAGTTCGGTATCGAATAGATCAGGACGCGGATCCAGTCTGAGCGTTTCATACAAGGTCATTTTTGGGAGGTAATTACCTGTTAAGTACCCCTTCGGTTTCTCCAGCAGACTCTGCATCAGCTATTCTCGCTTTCTCCTTTAGGGCTTCTAATTCTTCGTAAGTGATTGGAGCGCCATCAAGTGATCGCGCTAAGGCATCTCTCCACGCTTGGTACTCTGGTGATCTTGGTTTAGATGGTGTGTTACTGTCTTGAATGATGGGTATATGCTGTTTTCCGCTTGATCCTTTACCTTGAGATCCTCGATTATAATTACTATGTTGCTTCGTTTGCATCTGTTGTGGATTTTCTAACGTCCAAGGTTCCGGATGATTCGATAGTTTCCACTTTCGCAAAGTACCCTCGATGTATCTCATCTTCTTTTCTCCTGCGAATACAGCTACACTAATTGCTCTCTTTGTCCATTCTTCCGAGTAGGTAAGCTCTAAATCTATGAGCTTTTCGCAGATAATATTTCCCAATGAGCCAATTTCTCGTTCATAGACTCCAAAAACATTTTGGCGACTATGATTACCATTACTACTTTCTTTTAAAGAATCCGAAGGATTGTTTAATTTAGTTTCGTTTAGTTTAATAATGGAGGTGTCTTGTGGCGTTAGTTGTTGCGTGCCTTGTGCGTGCTTTGTGGTGTCATTTGCTTCTGTTAAAACGACACTAATATCTGAATTGCTAGTTTGTGTCGGTTTAAACGACTCAAAAGGAATGATGGTGTAAACGGCACTTTGTTGACCTGATCGACTTCTAAAATCAATCCTATTGACTTGCTGTAGCCTATGACGCGCTCCGGTTATTGCATCCTTCTTTAGACCTGTCTTATTTTCTAAGGTTGATATAGCTACAGTAAACTCCGTGATCCATCCCGTTTTATTATTTAAATGCATAAGTGCATGCCATAAATTAATAGCAGAATGAGAAAGAGGGTTTGTTTCGAGCCAATCATAGAAGGCATTCAATTCTTTGATGTAATTCATATAAGCACCTCATGACTATTAGATGCCATCGCATCATCCCCTATTGCGCTTTTGCTTTGTTAATAACCGCCTTTTGAAAACTACGCATCCACTTTCGCCCAGCAAGACAAGAGTCTGCCCAGGTATGACACCACTTGCATAAATCAATGACATCCTCAGCTGTTGGTGGTTTTGTAGAATTCCAGCGCCGTTCGACATGTGCCTTCTCAGTTGCCCTATGACTATCACAACGTTCACACACGCCATTAGAACGCAATCGCAATCGCGCAACCTCTTTTACGGACAATTCACTTAAAGTTCTACGCTTAGGCTTATTGCGTCCAAAGGAAGGCTTGGGAACGGCGCGAACAGGTTGATCCGCTAAATTATTCATCTTTTATGCCAACACATATCTTTTTAAATTTTCCAAAAACAAAATAAGGGACTCCCCTGTAAAGCGGTCTTTCTGGATCAGACGGGTCGTGTTGAAAAAAATGACAACGTAGTGATCCACGACCTCTGCCACTCATGAATCGCTCTCTTGAGACAATGGTCACTGAGTATATCCGGTAGTTTGAATTAACAGACGGATATTCAATATTAAATCGCTCGATCGTACTCGCAAAGCCATGATTCTCTGAATCACATTCTAATTTAATTTTTTTAACAAATGCCGAGCTTGTCAGTGCTTCCATAGCTTCATAATCAAAAGGGATAAATTTATTTTTAGTAGCAACCATCAAAGCTCCTCCTCATTGCCATAACCGCGTTATTGCGGTATAATTGCTATATTGCTTTTCTTAAATTATTAACGTGTGGCAGCCCCCGAAGGCTGTCATTTTTCTGTTTAAAATAGCTTGGCCGGTCCTTAAACCGACCAAGCTGCACGCAGTGAAAACTACTCGCCCTCTTCTTCTGTCCCAACTTCTTCTGATTCCTCAGCTGCAACAACCGAATACAATTTCAACATATGTATCACCTCACTTTGAGATATCGGAGCATAATTAGAACCGTGAATTCAATCAGCCCTCGGATGCTTGTCCGCATCGCTGAGAGTACACACCAAACGGTAGAAGGGGGAGGACTACTTGGCTAAGTGAGTACTCTCAGCGACAAGGAAAAACCCTTGTCGGTTAAATATGATCTTGCTTATTTAGATCCCATTGAGCTATACTGGGTCTAATCACATTTTGGAACGGTTCAATCGGATGGTGACCTGACGGGGTTGCCATCTTTTCTATTTCCTCATAATGGTCCAATATTTCGGGTGTCCACCATTCGCAAAATTCTGCCGTTGCTGCACGCGCTGGAGCTATCTTGTAATTACTGACAGGTGTTTCTAGTAAATCTTCATCCGGAAGCCTGTCCGACCAGGTTGCAAAAAGTAAAAATATTAAAAGAAATACAACAGTGGTAACAATTAATGATGGTGCAGATAATTCAGTAGGCATTCAAGCCCCTCCTCTTAAATAGAAATTTCTAACATGTCTATCCCTGACTTGATTTGCATAAAAGCCATTTTATACACAGCATTTCTTTTCCATACCTCGCTACTGTCCCCAACCACATCAATGCCGATTAACTCAGAGCGGTTTGTCGCTATTCCCCACCTCTTCACAAAGTCGTAACTCAGAGTTGGTACGCGGCCATTCTCCACCTTGGATATGTACGAGCGATCTACAAACATTTTGTCCGCAAGCTCTTCTTGCGATATGTTTGCCTCTTCCCGACACCGTTTCAACAACTGATGCAAATGAAGGTTTTTCATGTCGTTTTCACCTCCATCTTTGCTTGATTCGTCACTACTATGTGACTGAAATATGATGTAATATGAACATATGTTCTAAGAATGTTTGTTCTACTTCGCAACACCCCTCTCAAAGTTTCTCGCTTGTACCCCTCACTTATGGCCTGCTGCCACCCAGCGGCAGGCTACTTTCCTTAAGAAGTTTGCGCGAGTGAAATCTTGTTTAACCATCGAACGAAATCTTCTTTTTTGACCCTGATTGATGCCCCGATCTTGAATACCTTAAGACCTCCTGCATCCTCCTTCAATTGGAACAATTCATAAACACGTCTACGAGAGATTTGAAGATATTTTGCAACGTGGGCTGCTGTCAGGATTTCGGGTAGTTGATCTAAGTTCATGTCTAACACCCCCCCTCTTTTAATAAATAAATTCCACACCCAGTAACTTTATTTAACCAGTGTTAACAATTTTAAGCGTAACGCTTAGTTCTTTTGAAAAAAATAATTCTGGTTTTTCATGAAGAGCATCCGCCACGGAGAACAAGTCATCAACGCTTAATCTATTTTTCCCTTTAGTGATATCACCGTACCAGGAAGGAGTCTTATTGCAATGCTTGGCTATATGCGTCTTAGTGACACCTTTGCTTTTTCTAACTATTTCTATGTTTGAAACAACAATATTCAACTTGCTTACACCTCCTTTATTAAGCGTTACGCTTACTCTTATACATAATATAAACTAAGCTTTACGCTTAGTCAAGACCTATTTTGTGCTTTTCGCTTAATATGTTATCCGTTCCGCTTAATGTTGTTATACTATATATAAAGGGGGGTTGATCGGTGGAAACACTTGGATCGAGATTGCGTAAGGCAAGGGATAACAAACACTTAAAACAAACTGATGTGGCTAAAATGTTAGAGGTTGAAGGGGGGACAATTTCGGGTTACGAGAGGAATTATAGAGATCCAGATACTGCTACTTTAGCAAGATTAGCAAAGATATATGGAGTTTCAACTGACTATCTAACTACCGGAAAAGAAAATAATGACTTTACTGGTGAGGACGATGAAAAAGAGTTAATTATTAAAGAAACGAATGAAATCATGAGGGAATACGGAACAATTGAACAAGCTAGGGCGATGTTGGAACTGGCGAAATCTACGTTTAAAAGGAGTGAAAAATGAAGCGTGATTTAATTCGATTTTTTGGTATTCTTATAACAATTATATTTTTTAGTTTATTTGTGTACCCCACCCCATACTACTATTCATATTATGAAAGCAGTCATTTTATTGTAAAGATCAATAGGTTTACAGGCAATGCTTATATATTGAATCCATCATTAAAAGAATGGACAAAAATAGCAAAATAAAAAAACGCCGGCGAAGGCGCTGCAATTCTTCTATGTAAAGTTTTTAACAGTTTTTTTAAGCAAATTTAAATATATTATTAGTTCTTCCTTAGACCCTTTTTTCATTAAATCATTGATTTCCATAATAATTTTTCTCACCGTCTGATCATCGTCCATTAATTCATCTCCCGAATTGTATTGCACCCGTGTTCTTATTATATGAGAACATACGTTTGCTTTCAAGTTGTATTTTTCGACAAATAACGACATATACATGAAAGGTGATCTATGGCTCTCCGGATAGGGAGAAGCCTTTTGCTAAGACGTTTGAAGGAATCAGGATTAACTCAAAGAGAGTTTGCGGACCGTCTTGGAGTTTGGGAATCCGTAGTATCTATGTGGATCAGTAGAGAAAGAACCATGTCCCTAGAAAAAGCACTTAATGCTGCTCATATCTTAGGTTGCGCGGTTGAAGATCTACATGAAACAGAAGTTGTTCCTTTAAAAAAACGCAAAGGGCAATGAGGGGTTTTTCACTCTCTCCCGCCGAAATAACTTCACGAATACGTGAAATTTTGAGACAGAAAAAACCGCTAAATAAGGCAGCTCGTCCACCGTAGCATTCGCCCCAGGCCGTAGCTTTCCGTCCATGTCTTTCAACATGTTTGGCGTATCATATAAAGCGGTTGTTGTTATTTGATAAACATAGCATAATTTAGCAAAATTCGTAAATGAACCAAAGGTCTCACTAATTAGTTATAAAGAACTAGGCAGTTAGCAAATACCTCAGCCGATGAGGATTGAAAAAGAGGTTTTTAAATTGTTGTTAACCGCACTATCTATTTCATATTTTATTTTACACGGTTCGGTTGTGAAGTCTTCACAAGTGAGAAAAATGGGGGTAGGCAAAGTTCCACTTTTATACAAATCCATCATAGTTGAATTTTTGTTGAATATTTCAATTATATTCTATCTGGGGTTAGGTGTTTATTTATTATTCTTTTACAGTTGGAAGGTATTTATAATTCTTTTTATTTCAGGGGCACTCCTTGCTAATTTAATAATAATACCGATAATCGAAAGGATTTTTTATTATCCTATTTATCGTATTACCAAGGATTTTAGATAAATATTAAACAATCCTTAATGTCTATTTATAGAAAGAAGGAAAGAGAATGCAAGGACACTTCTATAAACCAAATTGTAAGTGCATAGATTCTAAGGGGGAAAGTAAGAAATCAAAAAAATGTTCTTGCGGAGCCACCTGGTCCTATATTTTAGATGTTGGTTTTCAAGCAACCGGCAAGCGTAAGCAAAAGAAAAAAGGCGGATTTCGAACTAAGGGGGACGCGGAAGAAGCAGCTGCACTACTTGTTGCTGAGTTGGCCAAAGGAACCTATGTTGAAGAATCGAATATCAACTTCAAAGAATTCTCGCAAGTGTGGTTAGATGCCTATATAAACAAAGGCAAGGTGAAGAATGGTACAATCCGGGTGAGGAAACATGAAATAGGTAACCTAATGCCTTATTTTGAATTTTTAAAAATGAAAGAAATTACACGACAACAATATCAAGATGCATTAAACGATCTTAAAAAACGGCTTGCTGATAATACTGTAGACGGTATCCATTCCACTGGAAGAACTATATTTAAATATGCGGTAGAGATCGGAAGCATCAGAACGGATCCTACTCAATATACTTATGTCCCAAAGGTACAAAAAACACTTGAGCAAGTAGAACAAGAAAAAATAAATATTAAATACCTCGAAAAAGAAGAATTGGCGCTGCTTCTGAAAACAGCCAAAGAAAAAGGGATGTCCGATGATTATCTTATTTTTTTAATACTCTCTTACAGCGGATTACGAGTTGGGGAATTATGCGCCCTTAAAAGAACGGATTTTGATTTCAAGGAGCATAAAGTGAATGTAACAAAGACTTACTATAACCCAAATAACAATACAGTCGAATATGTTTTAGGAACCCCGAAAACAAAAAAATCTGTTAGAAAAATAGATCTAGAACCTATCATATTCGATGAATTAGAAAAACATTTCAAGCAACAAGATGATTATAAAAGAGACCAAGGAGATAATTATTACGACAAAGATTATGTGTTCGTTAGCACTGAGTATCCAGGTTATCCTTACTACATTAAAAAAATTCAAAATCGGTTTAAACTGTTGTTGAAGCTAGCTGGGCTAAATCAAGAGCTCACCCCACATTCCTTGCGACATACTCACACATCGCTTCTCGCTGAAGCAGGAGTAGGTTTAATTGACATTATGGATCGACTAGGGCATGAGGATGATGAAACAACAAAATACGTTTATCTGCACGTTACAAAGGCTAAAAAGAAAGAAGCCTCCCAAAAGTTCGGAGAACTCATGAGAAGCTTCTAATTTTTTAATCCTAATGTTACCCAAATGTTACCTTTTTGAAGTAATTAAGCTTACGAACCCTTATTGTATAAGGCGTCGTAGGTTTTTTTACATCATGCCGCCCATGCCGCCCATTCCACCCATGCCGCCCATATCTGGCATGCCTGGTTTGTCTTTTTCTGGTTTGTCAGCGATAACTGCTTCCGTTGTTAAGAACATAGCTGCAACAGATGCTGCATTTTGCAATGCGGAACGAGTAACTTTCGCTGGATCAACGATCCCTGCTTCAAACATGTTAACCCATTCGCCAGACGCTGCATTGTAACCAACGCCAATTTCTTCTTTTTTCAAGCGTTCTACGATAACTGATCCTTCTTGACCAGCGTTTTGAGCGATAATGCGAACAGGCTCTTCCAACGCGCGAAGCACGATGTTAACCCCTGTTTTCTCATCGCCAGTTGCACTCACTGCAGCAACTGCAGCGTATACGTTCACTAACGCTGTACCCCCACCGGATACGATACCTTCTTCTACCGCTGCGCGAGTAGAGTTCAAAGCATCCTCGATGCGAAGCTTACGTTCTTTTAATTCGGTTTCAGTAGCTGCGCCGACTTTAATTACAGCAACACCGCCTGATAATTTAGCAAGACGCTCTTGCAATTTTTCTCTGTCGAAATCAGAAGTTGTGTCTTCCAATTGCGTACGGATTTGTTGAATACGAGCGCCGATATCTTTCTTATCGCCTGAACCATCAACCACGATTGTGTTTTCTTTGGTAACGCGCACTTGACGGGCACGGCCCAATTGTTCCACAGTTGTTGATTTCAATTCAAGACCTAGCTCTTCAGTAATCACTTGACCGCCAGTTAATGCAGCAATGTCTTGCAGCATAGCTTTACGGCGATCGCCAAAGCCTGGAGCTTTAACGCCTACACATGTGAATGTTCCGCGCAATTTATTAACAACCAATGTAGCCAACGCTTCGCCTTCGATATCTTCAGCGATGATGACCAATGGTCTGCCTTGTTGAACTACTTTTTCAAGAACTGGTAAGATTTCTTGAATGTTGGAAACTTTCTTATCTGTGATTAGAATGTACGGATCTTCTAACACAGCTTCCATTTTGTCTGTATCTGTAATCATGTAAGGAGAGATGTATCCACGGTCGAATTGCATACCTTCAACCACTTCAAGCTCCGTTGCAAAACCTCTGGATTCTTCAACAGTGATAACGCCGTCGTTTCCGACTTTTTCCATAGCTTCAGCAATCAATTGTCCTACTTCTTCGTCAGCGGAAGAAATTGCAGCAACTTGAGCGATGGATTGTTTGCCTTCGATTGGCTTGGAAATACGTTGCAATTCTTCAAGAGCAGCTTTAACTGCTTTCTCGATACCCTTGCGGATTACCATTGGATTAGCGCCTGCAGTTACGTTCTTCAAGCCTTCGCGAATCATCGCTTGTGCAAGAACGGTTGCTGTTGTTGTTCCGTCACCGGCAACATCATTCGTTTTCGTAGCTACTTCTTTAACCAATTGTGCGCCCATGTTTTCAAACGCATCTTCAAGCTCGATTTCTTTTGCAATAGTAACACCATCATTAGTAATCAACGGGCTGCCGAATTTCTTCTCAAGAACGACATTACGTCCTTTTGGACCCAAAGTAACTTTTACTGCGTTTGCTAAAGCGTCTACTCCACGAAGCATTGCGCGGCGCGCATCTTCACTAAATTTAATTTCCTTTGCCAT